CCAGGTCGAAGTAACAGACGTGCCCAAGGTCATGCTCAAAGAGTTCAAGTTTAGACCACCAACCGGGCCAGCCATGCCGGAGCGGCAAAGTGGGGCCGGGCACGTCTGGGCAATCCGTCAGGCATGTAACAGGCTGCCAGACCATTGCGCGCAGGCGCTCGACATGGGCGGGGGTGTAGATGCCGCCTGATTTGAGGACGCAAACGAAGTTCATGGAGTGTAAATGTTGTCGCGGCCTATCGACTCGGCCAGTTTGTAGCCTAGCGCAGTTAGCCAGTCGTGGGCCAGGGCGTCAGGCCAGCCGTGGGCAGAGCCTAGCCCTTTGGCCTCTACGGCAACGACAGGGCGGCACCGCTCAATGGTGGCGGTGGCTCCAAGGATGGCGGGAGTCTCGTAGCCTTCCACATCAAGCAGTAGGAAATCCAAACTCCCAAGCTGCATATCGTCAATAATCTTGATGGGAGCGCCAGAGTGCGCGGGCTTTACCATAGTGGCTCCATAATTGGACGCTTCACTAGGCGGGCGGAAGGTTTGCACAAAGCCGGGCTGGTGCCCTAGCGCAGCGTGGTGAGCTACGACATTCGGCGCGGTGCAGTTCTTTTGAAGGCACTCCCAATTCTCGGGATCTGGCTCCACGGTGATGACCGTTTGAAAATGGCGCGCTAGCCATTGTGCGTACACGCCCACATTGCCGCCAGCTTGAATACAGGTGCGGTAGCTTTTGACGTGTTTCAAGTAACCTGGGAGCCGCTGGACTTCACGCAGTACCGCAACAGCAGTTCTTTCGTCGCCATCAGGCCAGTAGTAGTTTACAAAAAGTTTCATGGCTTTTGAGTCAAACAGGACACTGCCCACATACCCGGCATATCCAAGACAACAGTGTGAGAGCCCGCCACACGGCGAGCCTTGGAGAAAAGCGTTTCTGCGTTTGGTTCTTCATGGTCGGGTAGGCCGATGCCGCGCAGGAAGACTTGCCACATGGCGCGGGTAAGAACGGTGGTGACGTGGTGGTGGTCTTTCCCATGGGCGGCTTTGGCGACTTGCCGGTGGAGTTCAAAGGCTACTCGCTCCTCGGTCATGCAAAATAATCAGTCTTGGCTAAAGTGCGGCGGCGAAGCTCGGCCAGCATCGCTGATTCCTTCATTCCTGCCGCCCATTTTGGCCGTAGCTGATAGTGCGGTTCATCTTTGATAGATGTCCAGTCACCGCCCCATTCAAAGCCAAGCCACTTGCCGATGTGGGCGACTTTCTTGTAATCTGGGGATTCGGGTAGGTATTTGCTGCCACTGAAGACGCCAATATCAAAGGCGAGGCCAAAATTATGATTGGAGTAACCAGCGCGGGAGTTCGTGACTTTTGGCCCCGGCGCTGTCCGGCCCTTAGCGTAAAGGGCGTCTTGCTCGTTGTATGTGCGCAAGCCGGAAATGAGTTTGATCGTCACTCCTTGCTCGGCGGCGGTCAGGACGAACTTGCGGGCGAGGTCGCGCAAGTACGGGTGCAGCGTGGCGATCACCTTTTCGCTTCGCTCGTCCACCTTTCCCGCGCTGCTCTCTTTGCTGGCAGGCTTTGCGGCAGGCGGCACAGCCTTGGCTGGCGGCTGGAGGGCGGCCCAGGTGGCCGGGCCTACTACGCCGTCTGCGGCGAGTTTGCGCGCTTCTTGGAAGTCTGTTACGGCGTCATCCGTAATGGTTCCAAAAAAACCGTCTGGCTTGGACTTGAGGTAGCCGAGATCATGCAGGCGGCCTTGGAGGCGGAGGACTGCCGGGCCTTTATCGCCTTGTTGCAGAATGGGTGTGTCGGGTGTCGTGCTCATAGCGAGCCCAAGCCTACGGCCCGCCCTGGCCTTTGTCAATCATCAGAAAGAAGCCCACCACGGCCAGCACAAGCCCGGCCATGACGGCCAAGCCGAGGGCGGCCCCGCTGAGTTCGTGGAGGAAGGCTAGCATGGGAACAACTGGAGTTTTGCCATCCACAAGCAGAATAGCAGCCGCTCACACATTGAGGCGTTGCGGCAGAACTGCCACGAATGCCGCATCAAAGCTGGCAGCCGGGCTAGACGCTGGCTGAATGGGCGGCGGCGGAGAATGAATGGTTTCATGACTTCTTGAATATCCTGCCGAAGATCGAAGACGGCCTAGCCCAGCCTTGCGGGCCAAAGGCAGCCACGGCCCGGCCCATGAGGGCGGCCTTGCGGGGGCGGACGCCTGCTTGGAGGAGGCGGTAGTAGAAATGGCGGTGGACCACACAGGCGGGCGGGGCGGCTGGCAGGTTGCCTAACTTTTCGACTAGCCAGTAACTGCCGCCAGTCAGGAGGTCGCAAAGAAAATCGTGCTCAAGGGCTGGCATCGTACAGAGGCCGTCTGGCGTGTAGTTGAGGGGCGGCCCCCAGAAAATGGGTGGGATGCTGGCTTTGTCGAACTGGTAGCCTGCTGGGATGGTAAATTGCTGCTCTACCGGCCAGATGCCAGAGCATATCTTAAATGTGTACTCTTCATCCGTCTGCCACGTCGGCCCCTTAGCCCACGGTAGCAGGCCAAAGCCGGGCTCGGGATCTCTAAGGCATGTGATGTCAAGATTCATCGGGGCGGGGATGTTAAGGCGTTGCGCATGGCCTGCTTGGCGATGTCATCGAAGTATTCCACCTGTTTCTCACTTGTTTCGTTGAGCTTGTGCAGGGCTTCTGTGAGGCTATTCAATGCGTCAAGCATCTTGGTTGCTCCCCACCAGATCACCGATGCTAGAGAGGTGAACAGCACAACGATAGCCACGATGAGAACGCCGTAAAAGCTCCATTGCCCGGCCTGCTCTGGGCTAGGCACCTGCCCCGTGAAGGCGTGCCAAGCCATTTCAGCCAAGGCTATTACCGAGGCCAGCCCGGCGGACATGGCGGCCAGGATGGGCGCGGGGATCTCAGTGAGGGCGTGTTGGACTGGTGGCGGGATGTTCATTAAGTGGATGCATTGCATGGTGCTTCAAGTGATGGCCCGGACGCTGACGGCGTCGATTCTGGATGCTGTAGGCCGAGCGTGCATGATGCTTGTCGGATCGTCCGAGTGTTCGATAATGCCAAGTGCGTGCCCGATTTCATGCAGCGCCAGCCTGCGCATGTCAGGGGTGCGTCCTGTAAAGCGGTGCCACCATGTTGTTGCCCATTTCAGTGACGGGTCAAAAACTATTGAGTGAGCATCATTACCCAGCGGAAACCTCCATGCCTGCGCGCCGTCTGGCGGTTTTCCCGACGAAAACATCAGCGTCGAGGTGCGTGGGTGCTCGTAAAACTGAACTTGTCCACTTGTGCTAATCTCCCATTGGTTCAACGCCCACTCAATGCACGCTCGGGAACCTTTTGGCAGGTTCGTCGTGTCGATTGAGTAGATGAAGATACGCTTCATGGCTCTTGGACAGTCTCGGGAGTCGTTTCAGGCTTTGGCATAACTTGAGCGATCAGCATTTCGAGTTTGCCGATGGCTGCACCTGCTTTGAATTGCGCGTCAAGAGCGGCTTGGATGGCTTGGGTAATTTCGGGGTTCATGCGTTTTTGGAATCAAGGTAGTCTTTGATGGCTGGCAAGATATTTAGCACATCTTGCATGACCTGTGCGGCACCTGGAACGTTTTGAACGATGCCCCAGAAATTGCCGGATGTGGTAACTCGCCCAGACCACAAGAACTCGCCTGTTTCCGAGTTCTGCGGAGCTTGGTCGAACGTCAACTTGGCGTTGACTGCATCGTTCAGGTTGGTGGCGGCAAAGTTTGGAAAGAACCACTGGTCAAAGGTCGTCTCTGGAACAGCGGGTTCAACGATGGGTGGAATGATTGGAATAGGCATGGCGTTAGATGAGGCAAGGGATTCTATAGACTGTGCCCGTGCTATCACGGATGGTTAAGGTGTGCGTTGGAACCACTGCTCCGAGGGCAGCGGCATTTCCGAGTTGCAAACCAACTCCACTTGAAAGTGTCACTAACGCTGAGTTTGTAATTGTGAGCACGTCCACAAGCGTTTGCGCTGTGGCTCCGCTTGATCCAGCTGCGGTTCCTTGGAGGACCACGGTGGCAGGCGTTGCGTTGCCAGTGCTTTTGCCAGGACCAATCGACAACTTGCCACCAGTAATGTTTGTGCCTGTCCCACTCGGTCCTGTAAAAAGCTGATTTACCGGCGTGGCAGAAGTTGCCCCCATCTGAATGCTAGCTGCGGCACCTCCGCGTTGGAAGAACGCATCCGCAGCGGAGTTGCCTCCGCCCATGTTTAATGCTGTGGCATTAAATCCAATGCGCCCAAGACCATTAAAATTAGCAACCGTAACCCCCGTGTTGCCGTCACCCATGCGTCCAACGCAGGCAAAGTCCCCGAGTCCGCCGCTTCCTCGAAATATAATACCTCCAGCTGTTTGAGCATCCTTTAATAAAGCGTGGTTTGCGTCACTTCCACCGAGCCTAAGCATCGCAGAATTTTCGCTTCCTTTCGGAATTAAAGCCAACTTAGCCACACCACTGTCTTGGATCTCCCAAGATGTAGAAACGTCTGCCCATGTTGTGTCAGAGTAGGCTTTGCTCGCAGTGTTGACGACGTTGATCGTGTTCGTTTTAAACGCCACCGTTCCACCGTTCCATGTCTGCGTCTGAATAAGCAGCGGTGTGGAGGTCGTAACTGTGCCGCCCGTAATGGTGAGTGGGCCGGTCAAGGTGCCGCCTGTAAGCGCCAGCACGCCTAAAGCCGTCCTCTGAGCCGCCGCATCAGCAGCCTCAGCCAAAGTCGCCCCGGCTGCCGTGACGGTGAACTTGCGGTCTGCCCCGCCCTGCGTGCCGTAGTAAAGGCCGCCTGCGCCTGCCGTGGCGGCTGTGAGTGCTGCGAGTGTTGAGTCTGCCATTAGAGTGAGGTGTTAGGAGCCGGAAAGAAGGAGAAAGCTAGAGCCGTCAGCCAAAAGCAAAGACGAACCGCCGCCAGAGGCCAAAAGCAGCGTGTCGCCTGGATCTGGCGGGCCGCCTGCCCCGCCGGAGCCGCAGCCTAGAAGATTGAGGGCATTAGCCATTGTGGGTTAGCCGGGGATGGGTGCCCAGATGACACGGACAGAGACGCTGGCCGTGCCGGTGGATGTGACAGTAAGCGCCTCGCCAACTTCGGTGACAAACAAAGGCGTCTGATTATCAGGACTGCCACGATTACTGCCGCCGTTGGCCGCCGCATACTCGGGAGCGTCAATAGCGGTGGAGGCAGAGTTGAAAGTCACCACGGCGTCTGCGGAAGCCCTGATCTCGACGTAGAACACCGCGATTCGTTTGCTTGCCACAGCGGCCACAAGTTCCTCGGCTGTATCAGGTGAGGTGATTGTCTCAAAAGCGCGCTGCTTTTGGATGATGAGCCCACCCATGTAGTGGTAGTAGTTTTGGGGGTAGCGTTCCATTGTGTGTAGTTATGCGGATTCTTCGCCCGGCTGCAAGTCTTTTTGCCCGCCCTGCCCGGCCTTTTCCTTGGCGGCCCGGCCCTGGCGCACGGCGGCGAGCTGGCCGGTGACAAGCGTGGCGACTTCGTTGTAAATAGTGTATTCGCGCAGGCAGTCGGAGATAATCTGGAGATTGCGCACCTTGAGCGGGTCGTCGGCGTCCTCGGCCTTGACCGGCCCGGCTGGCTTGGCGGCCTCGGCAATGGCCCGGCGTAGCGCACCCTGGGCGTAGGCCGTGTAGGGCTTCACGATGATCTTATCAAACGCCTCGTTGTTCTCCAACTGAATGAGGAACTCTTCGGCTAGGGCTTCGATGGGCTTGGACATGGGCGGTTATCGGGTGGGCGGTTCTTGCGGAGGCTGGCCTGCCTCGGCCTCGGCTGCCATGGCTTCTGCCTGGGCCTGGGCCATGACGGCGGTGGCCTGCTGGATGGCGGCTAGGGTGGTTTCGGGGTTTGGCTCGCCGATGCCTTTGAGGATGTCGGTGTATTGGCGCATCATGGCTTGCTGCATGGGCGGGGCCATGGCGGCGAACTGGTTAAGCACGTTGATGATGGCTTGGCCGACTTCCACCATTTGCGAGCTGTGCGACTTGGTGAGGCTGATTTCAAAGACGTTGCGCACGTCCTCGGGGAAGCCCTTCACCCACTCAATCAGCACCATGGCCTTGTCTTGACCCACTTGCTTAATGAGGGCCGCCAGCCCGGCCTCGGTGTTCGTCATCGTGTAAAGCTCGATGTCGATAAAGTCGTTGAGCATGGCTGTCAGGCCTTCCACGACTTCGTTTTCTCGGGCGCGCAGGCTTTGGTTGCTGGTGTTTTCGAGGATCTTGGCAACGCCTAGCGTGTCCTGGCCCGGCACGTCGGCCACGGTGGAGTCGGCGGGGCTGGTCAGCCCGGCGTTGATCTCGGCCCGGCCAATGAAGCGGTCCATGAGCGTAGAGAAGATTTCCACGTTGGCGGGCTCTACGGTCTTCACGGCCATGGCGTCGTCGGCGGTGAAGCCTGCGCGGAGTTGGTAGCCTTCGGAGTTGCGGAACTGGATACCGCCGCCGTCGATGCCCTGCTGTGTGGCTAGGGGGTTCTCAAAGAGCACGTTGCCGGAGGTGTTGGCGTCAAATTCGATGCGGTTTAGCATCTTGTCGGATACTTCATGCCAAGTGTCCAAAAGCTCGTAGTAGCCTCGGCCTGTCCAGCGGTGCAGTTTTGGCCAGATACGGTGGTCGGTATAGGGGTGCGGTGCCTCCTTGTCTGACCATGGCAAGATGATTGTGGCGTATTCGTAGTGAATGGGGATTTTAGCGTCCCAGTCAATCAGCACATAAATGGGCTCTGCGTAGCCGTCGCCGTCGGCATCGTAGCGAATCCATGTCTCTACATAAACGC